TCGTTCCAAACCATGTTGCAGAGCAATTCTTTGCCTCTGTTTATCCTACTATTACGTCTGGTAAATCAACGAAAGTCATAATCATCTCCACGCCTAATGGCATGAATCACTTCTACAAAATGTGGGAGGATGCTAGGAGAGGCAAGAATGATTATATCACAAACGAAGTACACTGGTCGCAGGTCCCTGGAAGGGATGCCAAGTGGAAAGAAGAAACAATTAAAAACACATCACCAAGACAGTTCGCACAGGAATTTGAGTGTGACTTCCTTGGTTCTGCTGACACATTAATCAGTCCATCGAAACTACAGACTATACCATTCCACGATCCAATTGCTAGCAATGCAGGACTTGATATCTACGAAAGAGCACAAGAGGGTAACGAATATATTATTACTGTTGATGTTGCCAGAGGTATCGGTGGTGACTACAGTGCTTTCGTCGTGTTTGACATTACCACTGTTCCGTATAAAATTGTTGCGAAGTTCAGAGATAATGAAATCAAACCTGTCATGTTTCCCTCGGTAATCTTTAAGGTTGCCAAGCAGTATAACATGCCATACATCCTAGTAGAGGTAAACGACATTGGCGATAGTATTGCTGCTACTCTTAACTACGATTTGGAATATCCTAATGTTCTTATGTGCGCTATGCGCGGTAGAGCAGGACAAGTCGTCGGACAAGGATTCTCAGGAAACAAAACACAATTAGGTGTTAAGATGAGTGTGACCGTCAAGAAGATTGGTTGTGCTAACTTAAAAGCAATCGTTGAGGAAGACAAGTTGTTGTTCAATGACTTCCAGATCTTCCAAGAGCTAACTACATTTGTGCAGAAGAAACAAGCGTGGGAAGCAGACGAAGGATACCATGATGACTTAGTTATGTGCATGGTATTATTTGCATGGTTAGTCATGCAAGAATACTTTAAAGAGATGACCGACCAGGACATCCGTAGGAGAATTTATGAAGAACAAAGAAATCAAATTGAACAAGATATGGCTCCTTTTGGGTTTGTTGATGACGGCTTGGGTGACGATACCTTCGTGGATGACGACGGAACTGTGTGGTACGGCACAACTCAGGAAGAAGTATCCTATATGTGGAACTACTGATGGATATTGGAGATCAATTCAGTCTGGACCACCTTCTTTTTACAGAGAGAAAATGTAGGACATGTGGACAAACCAAAGATCTTCTTACAGACTATTATTTGATTCGCAAACATAAAAAAAATATGCGATCTGCATATTCATATGAATGTAAGGAGTGTACTAAGAAAAGAATTTTAAGTAAGAGAAAGTCCGATACTGCAAAGTGGGAGTATCCTGACTGGTAGTATGTTCATGCATTGTTTCCCCTCTGAAAATACTCCTATTCATAAATATTTTTAGATTAATTGGACATTCAATAGGAGTCTAAACATGGCAAGTCAAATCTCGCCTGGTGTTGTTCTAAGAGAACGAGACCTGTCGAATGCAGTAATTGTCAATACATCTAGTATTACTGGTGCATTCGCCTCCACATTCCAGAAAGGACCAATTGGAGAAGTTGTAAATGTATCTTCCCAAAAGGATCTACTCTCAGTATTCGGTAAGCCTTCTGATGCTAACGCAGAAGATTGGTTCGTTGCATCTGAGTTCCTAGGATATGGTGGTCAACTCGCTGTCGTTAGAGCAGAGACAGGTGCTCTAAACGCTGCTGATGATGGGGCTGGTGTCCTAGTCAGAAACGAGGCAGATTGGGAAGGCGGCACAGGCACATCTAAAAAGTTTGTAGCACGCTCTGCAGGCGCATGGGGTTCCGCTCTGAAGGTTGTTGTAGTTGACGCTGGTGCTGACCAGTATGTCACCTTCGGTGCTGCTCCTGCTGGTATTGCAGTTGATAGTCAACTAACCTTCGTTGGTGGTGCAACTGGTAGAGTTCTCAGCTATGACGCTGCTACTCTAACCGCTGCAGTTGCTCTCGATGGTACAACTAGACTCACAACCGCTGATCAACTAGACATTCCTGACACTGGTATCGCAGCAAGCACCACGACTCTAGTCGGTGGTACTGGATACCAAGCAGCATCCGCTGCTGCTACCACTGGTGGTTCTGGATCTGGTCTAACTGTTGATGTTGCAGTTGCAGTTGGTGTTCCTCAAACAATTACACTAGCATCTGGCGGTGCATCTTATGCAACGGGTGCTAACATTGCTACCACAGGTGGTACTGGTTCTGGTTTGACAGTTGATGTTGTTGTTACAACTGGTGTTGTCACATCTGTCGTACTCAACTCACCTGGAACTGGATACACAGTTGGAGATACAATCTCTATTGCTGGTGGTAACAGCGGTGCAACATTTACTGTTGACACTGTAGAGGGTGCAGTTACTGGAGTAACAATCGTTGCTGGTGGTACTGGATACCTAGTTGGTGATACTGTAACCGTTTCTGGTGGTGGTGCTGACGCAACCTTCGATGTTGCTTCTGTTACTGACACTCAGATTGCAGTTTCTGCAGTTTCTGACTGGTATACAAACACTGAAATTGCTGGTACTGGATTGAAACTATCCGCTATCGGTCCTCGTCCTGGAACATCTGGTTTCGCTGCTGCTAATAACATCAGCAAGGACGAAGTTCATGTGGCAGTTATTGATGTAACTGGCGCTGTTACTGGTGCTGCTAACACAGTCGTAGAGCGTCTAACATATCTCTCTAAACTTTCCGATGCGAAGAGTGCTGAAGGTGCTAACGCTTACTTCAAGTCTGTTCTAAATGAGCAGTCTGAGTATGTCTTCCATGGTGCAGGACTATCTCCTGTAACTACTGGTGCTGGTTGGTATGCTGGATCTGATGCTACTACTGGTGCTATGGCACTTGGTGGTGCTTTGGAAACAAGTCTATCTGGTGGTACTGACGACTACGCATACACTGCTGGTGAAATCTCTGCTGCATATGACGAGTTTGCTGATGCAGAAAATGTTCGCGCTGACTTTATCCTCATGGGTGGATCTGGTGCTAACGAGACAGACACCAAAGCAAAAGCTGCTAAGGCAATTGCTGTTGCAGCAGGACGCAGAGACTCTATTGCATTCATCTCTCCTTACAGAGGAAACCAAATCGGTAATGCTGGTGCTCTGAACAAAGTACAGCAGAAAGAAAACACTCTAGCATTCTTTGCTGGAATGACTTCTACTTCCTACGCTGTATTTGACAGTGGTTACAAGTACATGTACGACCGCTTCAACGACAAGTATCGTTACATTCCTTGCAATGGTGATATTGCTGGTCTATGTGTTTCAACCTCTGCCGCTCTAGATGATTGGTTCTCTCCTGCTGGTTTATCCAGAGGTGGTGTTCGCAACGCTATCAAGCTTGCATACAACCCAACTAAGGCAGATAGAGACGAACTTTACAGCGCAAGAATCAACCCAATTGTTTCTGTTGCTGGCAGTGGCATCGTTCTTTACGGTGATAAGACTGCACTTGCATCTCCTTCCGCATTCGACAGAATCAATGTTCGCCGTCTCTTCCTCAACATTGAGAAGAGAGTTGAAGGACTTGCTAAGGGAGTTCTCTTTGAACTCAACGACGAACTGACTCGTTCCAACTTCTCTGCTGCAGTCAATGCATATCTAAGTGAAGTTCAGGCAAGACAAGGACTCCAGGATTATCTGGTTGTCTGCGACACTTCCAACAACACACCTGATGTCATTGATCGCAATGAGTTTGTTGCTGAACTATTCCTGAAACCAACTCGCTCGATCAACTATGTTACTGTAACATTTACAGCAACTAGAACTGGCGTAAGTTTCAGCGAAGTAGTCGGACGCTGATTATAACATCGTTACAATAAATAAGCTCTAAGAGGTTAAAAACAAATGGCAATTTCAAGTAACGTCGAAGGTTTCCTACAGAAGGTAGCGTCTGGCGTAAGACCAAATATGTTTGAGGTGGGGATTACATTCCCCACTGGGATCACTGCTGATACTGGTTTGGTAAACATCTTATGTAAGTCTGCAGCACTTCCTGCTTCCAGTGTTGGAACTATTGAAGTTCCTTTCCGTGGAAGAACAGTTAAGATTGCTGGAGACAGAACATTCGATAACTGGACTGCAACCTTTATCAACGATAAGGACATGAAGGTTCGTCAATACTTCGAGAAGTGGTTGAATCTCATCAATGCTCATGAGGATAACACAGCAGAAGCATTTAGTCCTACTGCTTCTGGTAAGTACACTTCCGATGTATATGTTTCCCAACTCAAGAAGGATGAAACAACTGAAGGTTCTCTATTGAGAAAGTACAAACTCTGGTATGCATTCCCAACTAGCGTTTCTCAGATCGATCTTGCTTATGATAGCAATGATCAGGTTGAAGAATTCTCTGTAGAATTCCAATACTCTTATTGGACCGTCGAATCTGATGGTGCTCCAAATGACGGTATTGCAATCGACTAAATAGACTTACGAGTCATTTTAGTTTTTAGTAATGAGTCAGTTATTTGGTTTTCAAATTAACAGAAAGGAGGGAAAGAAGGGTGCGTCCCCTGTCCCTCCTTCTGCTGACGAGCCCGTTGCAGTTGCTGCAGGGGGCTATTTTGGTACTTATGTAGATCTTGATAACAATGGTCGCGATGAGTTTGAACTCATTCGCCGCTATCGTGACATGGCACTACATCCAGAAGTTGACAGTGCTGTTGATGAAGTAGTAAACGAATTCGTTGTTAACGATAACAACGATAGTTGTGTAGATATCAATCTAGAGAATCTAGAACTTGGTGCTGGTGTAAAGAAAAAAATCCGTGAGGAGTTTGGTTACATCAAGCGTCTACTCAACTTTGATGATCGCGCACATGAGATCATCAGAAATTGGTATGTTGATGGTAGAATTTTCTATCACAAAGTAATTGATCTAGAGGCACCGAAGAAAGGTATCCTTGAATTAAGGTACATCGATCCTCTAAAGATTAAAAAGATTCGCCAGAAAACAAAGCAACAGAAATCCCTAACACCTGCAGAAGCACAGTCTGCAAAAGGCATGGACTGGGGTGGTTATGTTGATTACTATCTGTACAATCCACGCGGATACATTCGCGGTGGTGCCCTTGGTCCTGTTGGAGACATGTCCAACAATCAAGGAATCAAGATGGCAACAGACTCCATCACATTCTGTTCATCTGGTCTTCAAGATTTGAACAAGAGACTTACTCTAAGTTTCCTGCATAAAGCAATCAAGTCTCTCAATCAACTTAGAATGATTGAAGATGCTTTGGTTATCTATCGTTTGTCTCGCGCACCTGAGCGTAGAATTTTCTACATTGATGTTGGTAATCTACCAAAGGTAAAAGCGGAACAATACTTGCGTGATGTCATGGCACGCTATCGTAATAAACTAGTGTATGACGCTAGCACTGGTGAGATTCGTGACGACAAAAAGCATATGAGTATGCTTGAGGATTTCTGGTTGCCTCGTAGAGAGGGTGGTCGTGGAACTGAGATTACCACGCTGCCTGGAGGACAGAACCTTGGCGAACTCAAGGATGTTGAGTATTTTAAAAAGAAACTTTATAACTCTCTCAACCTTCCTCCTTCTAGACTCACCGACGATAATAAAGGATTCAATCTCGGTAAAACAACTGAGGTCCTCCGTGACGAACTTAAGTTCACTAAGTTCATCGGTCGTCTCCGTAAGCGATTCAGCGAACTCTTCCACGATATTCTCAAAACTCAGCTCATCCTCAAGGGAGTAATCTCTCCTGAAGATTGGGATGACATGAAGGATCATATTCAATATGATTACCTTTTCGACAATCATTTCAATGAGTTGAAAGAACTTGAGATGACTACTCAGCGTATGAATCTAGTCACTCAAATGGATCCTTTCGTTGGAAAGTATTTCTCTATCGAACATATCCGCAGAGAAATTCTACAGCAGAAGGAGACTGAGTACAAAGAAATTGAGAAGCAGATGCAAAGTGAGATCGATAACGGTCTCGTTATGTCACCTGCTGATATGAATACCTTTGACACGATGGATCGTCAGAATGCTGCATTTGCTCCAGAAATTCAGCAACAGCAAGCAGATGATGCTGCTGCTCGTGAGCAGGAAAAAGCAGACGACGCACATAAGAAGCAGTTGGAAATGCAGAAGTCCGCGCCTAAACCATCCCCAAATACTAAATAAATTTATAGTGTAATCTTAACATGGCAGACCAATCAAACCCTGAGTCTGAATTTGTGAACATCGTGAACGCAATTTCAGATAATAAAAGAGCAGAGGCGATCGATGCTATACACGATATGTTGTATGCAAAAGCATCGGACGCTATGACTTCATACAAAGGAGTTGTAGCAAAGTCTTTCTTTGATGAACCAGTAGGAGATACTCCAAATGAAACTGATAACGGAACAGATTGAAGATGTAAAAATTATCACCGAGGGAACTGGTGATAGTAAGAAGCTTTATATTGAAGGCGTTTTTCTTCAGTCCGAATTGAGAAATCGTAATGGAAGAGTATATCCATTTGCGGTTCTTGAGAAAGAGGTCAATCGCTACAACGAAGAGTATGTAAAAACAAATCGTGCTCTTGGTGAACTAGGTCATCCAGACGGTCCATCCGTCAACTTGGATAGAGTGTCCCACAGAATTACTTCTCTCAAAGCAGAGGGAAATAACTTTATGGGTAAGGCACAAATCCTTGGCACACCTATGGGTAAGATTGCTGAGTCTCTCCTCGGGGAGGGTGTACAACTCGGCGTATCTTCCAGAGGCATGGGTAGCATCGACAAGCGTGAAGATGCTAACTATGTAATGGATGATTTCATGCTTGCAACTGCAGCGGACATCGTTGCAGATCCATCCGCACCTGATGCTTTCGTCAATGGAATCATGGAAGGTAAAGAGTGGGTCTGGGATAACGGTATCCTTAAAGAATCTAAAGTTGCTAAATACCACAGGTACATGAGCGAGTCTACTCGCCAGTCTTTAGAGGAAAGAACGCTTAAAGTGTTCGAGGATTTCCTTGGTAGACTGTAATTCATAAATAAAGATATAATCATAACATTTACGGGAAGACTCAAAATGTCAGATATGTTAAACGAAAAGTTTGAGGAGTTTCTGGGCGAGCAGCAGGTCGTTATGGAAGCGGGA